GCGCCGCCGTGGCTGCTGGACGAGATCGAGCGGCTGATCGCCGAGCATGGTGGCGGCACCGGCGCAATGCCCGGAGAAAAGCCGGATTATCAAGGGCCTTCCCGTACCTCCTTCGGCACCATCATCGATGGCCGCGAGCGTTACATGCGCGACCTGATATTCGCGGCGCTGGTAGGCTACCGGCTCGACGGCCCGATCCCACCCGGCAATGCGGAGCGCGACGTAGTGTGGGCCGACTATTTACGCAATGTGGCAATTCAGTCGCCTCTGCCGGGCGAGAACCTTCAAGCAGGTCTCGAGCGGGAAGGGCGCGGCGCCGCGCTGTTCGATCAGAAATGGACCTACCTGCTGCGGCAGTGGGATGGCAAGGTGGCGGAGGCAGCTAGGGTGCGGAAGGCCAAGGAGCCTCCCAGAGCGTCCGATCCGCCCCCGGCGCAGCCGCAGACCCCGCCAAACTTGATCCCGCTGCAATCGGCCTTCCCCATTGACGAGGCCACCATACCGGTGCGCGACTGGGTGATCCCCGGCTTTTTGCTGAAAAGGGCCATGACCCTGCTGGTTGCCCCACCCGGCAACGGAAAAAGCCTTTTGACCCTGCAAACCGGTATTGCGGTGGCATTGGGCATGGAGTGGGGTGGCTGGATGCCGCGCAGGCCGGAGAAGGTGCTGGTCATCAACTCAGAGGACGACATTGACGAAATGCGGCGGCGGCTGGTGGCCTCCGCGCGGCAGATGGGCGTCAGTCATACGGCACTGGCTGGCAAGCTGATGCTGGCCGAGACCCCCGAGAACATCGTGATCGCCAAGATGGACGCGCGCAGCAAGAGCGTGGTGCGCACACCTTTGGTCGAAAATCTCGTGGCGACCATCCAGCATCACGGCATTGGCCTGATCGTAGCCGACCCGTTCGCGGAGACCTTCGAGGGTGACGAGAACTCCAACTCCGAGGTGAAGTGGGCTGGCGTGCTGTGGCGCGAAGTGGCGCGCAGAACCGGGGCGGCGCTGCTGCTGGTGCATCACACCAAGAAATACGCTGCGGCGATGGCCGGGGACGCGGATGCCAGCCGGGGCGGCGGCTCGATGATCGGCGTGGCGCGCGTCCTGTGCACCCTGTTCAACATGACCGAGGCAGAGGCGCAGATCATGGGCATCGAACCTGACGAGCGCACCAGCTACGTCCGCTTTGACGACGGCAAGACCAACTACAGCAAGCGCAGCGTGGTGCGCTGGTTCGAGAAAAAGACCATCACGCTGGGCAACAGCACCGGTTTCGTGGCGGGCGACGAGGTCGGCGTGCTGCACCCGTGGAAGCCGAAGGGTCCGACCGATGGCATCAACATCCAGATACTGGGCATGTGTTGGGACCGTATCGATCGTGGCATCGAGGGCAACGACGGCAAGCCGACTGGTGCCTACTATAGTCCAGTACAGCAAAGCAAAGAACGCTGGGTCGGCAATGTAGTTATGGACGAACTTGGCCGCAGCGAAGAACAGGCCAAGCAGATCATCAAGTATTGGGAGAAATCAGGTATCATCGAAACCTTTGATTATACTGACCCGGTTCAGCGCAAGCCGCGTCGTGGTGTACGCTGCATTGCAAAAAACAGACCCGACAGGGAAACATCATGGAACTCATAATTTCGCGCCAGTCTGGTTTTGAGAATGGCGCAACACTGGCGCACTTTTGCGCCATTCTCCCGAAATGCACTAAGGGGTTTGGCGCTGGCGCAAAGTGCGCCAGTCGCTTTGCTGCGCGGCGCGACCAAGGCGCCAAACCCCTTAAGTGTGCATTTCGCAGAGCGTGCATCGCGCCGAGTGCGGCGCAAAAAACGGAGGCTTGAGATGGCGAAGAGGGTCAAGAAACTTACTACCGAAATCAGGGAAGTTACTAATCCTGACCGCTGGGACCGCAATCACGGTACCTACATCGCGGGCAGGGCCTTCATCGACGGCGCCGATGCGGTGGCGGTCGAGATGGAGCGCTACTGGGGCGTGGACAGGCTCAGGCTCTTGGTTCCTCCCGAGGTGAGGGAGAAGTTCGACAGGCAGCGCTACCTGTTCAACAAGGCCATCACCAATGGTGACCTCGAAGAGGTGCGGCGTGAAAGCACCCGCATGATCGCGGGCTGGATGGCGTGCAACAAGATCGCGCTGGCGGCGGGTGCCAAGCGGCTGGAGCGCGAGGTCATCGAGGTGGGGCTGGACGACGGCACGGCGGCGGCGATCGTGCCGGACGCCGTCAGGGCCTCGCTGGTGCAGGCGGAGGGGCGGCAGGTCACGATCTATACCCANGAGGAGATCGGGCGCATTCTGAGCAGCCACAGCCTTGTGGGGAAGGTGAAGGCGACGTGGCCGGGGGCGCAGGTGATACGATCGGTGNTGCCGGACGATCCGCTGCGCAAGATCGANCGCCCGACCGGGTTTGACACCGAGTTCGATGACGAGATCAAGATCGCCCGCTAGTAGGCGATCAGTTCGCAGTCCTCGAACGGGACACGGACGATGCGACCGCTGCGGTCCAGTTTGACGTCGGCGATGTCGTCGCGTTCCTGAAACGTCGTCCCCATGAGCAGCGCCGGACGCTCGCGCCAGAGCGTGACGACGTTGATGACTTCCCCGACACGGTCCTCCGTGTCGGGGTTGATGTAGTCGGGGATGCGGACACGCAGCTTCATTTGCCGGGCAGGGCGTCGATGGCTTCGGCGTGCTTTTCGAGGTTACGCCGCAGGTTGACGATCATGGCCTGACGCTCCGTCCACGCCGAAATGGCGACGTTTAGTTGGTCGGGCCGGTACTGGTAGTCGCGGCCATTGGGCGCCGCTTCCGTCATGGCCTCTGACACCAGTCGCAACGCGCCGATGACGGCGAGTTGCTGGCTGACCAGTTCAGTCTTGTTGGTGCCGTTGATGCTGATCTGCGGCAGTGGAAGTTCGATATAGACCGGGGTCATTAGTCGATGTCTCCGTTGCGGATGGCCCACACGCGCAGGGCGCGGACTTTGGTGACGTTGGTGTGCGCCGCGATGAACTGCGGCGACAGCTTCTCGCGCACGGCGTCCATGTCGAGGGTCTCACGATCGGTCTCCGAGATCGAGAGGCGGAACAGGTCGCCTTCGTAGGCGCCGGGCTTGAGGTCGCCGAGCGCCTTCTTCAGTTCCTTTTCCTTGGTTTGCAGCGCCACGATTTGCGCCTTCAGTTCGCCGAGGGCGTCGATGGTGGTGGCGAGATTGCTCTTGGTCATGTCCGGTGCTCCTGTGTGATGGACAAAAAAAAGAATGGGCCATCCAGACATCGATGTCAAGATGGCCCGGTGATGGTCAGCCTTTGACCCGCCATTCCTTGGTCTGCTTGTCGAAACCGGTGTGGGTCTGCTTCCAGTTGGCGAAGCGGCTTTCCGAGAGTTCGAGGTCAGCTTTGAGCGCCGCGAGGCGACCTTCCTGCTCGTGCAGTGCCGCCGCTTTCATGTCGTCGTAGCTGCGGTACAGGCTGGCGCGGTAGACCTGCACGGCCTTCGGCTCGATCGGGGCGCGGGTGTTGGCGCGAAAGGCGTCGTCACGGGCTTTGTAGTATGCCTTATAGAGGTCGCCTTCGAGGTCACCTTCGGCGACGAGCGCCTCGAACTCGCTGCGGCTGAAGAACTCCGTGACGGGCTTGGAGAACTTCTGGCGGCGTCCGTAGGTGCCTTCGAAGTACGGCTCGCATGCGGTCTCGACCGAGAATGCCAGCTTCACTTTTTCGGCTTTGATCATGACGATGGTTTTTGTGGTGTCCTCGATCATCTGCTGGAGCGAGAGGATCAGGTCGGCGAGCCGGTTGCGGTTGACCTCGAATGGCAGGTAGAGGGCGCCCATGCAGGAGGCGGTCTGCCAGCCGTAGCCGGGGCGCTCGTAGCCGTGGTGGGCGATCTTGCCGCGCTGGGCGAAAATTTGCCGACCGCAGCACTGGCAGGTCATGGCACTGGCCTGCTTGCGGGCCTTCTCCGCCGCGATCGTGGCCTTGCGGCTCTCGCGGTAGGCCTGACGCTCTTGGTAGTTCATTCCAGACATGATGTTGAAACGGCTCATGGCGATGGCTCCTCTGTTTCGATACCGCATATGATGCCATTATGACCCCGGTGTCAACAGGGTGCTAGTCCCGTTTCGGACCTAATTTGACTGGTTGACAGCGGTGTCATGGAGGCGCTATCTGACCTGTCACATCATAACGGAAGCAAAGGAGGCCGAAAGTGACGGGTAACTGGCAACACGAGCGGACGCTGACGCCGCTTCAGTTCAAACGCATCGTCAAGCAACTGGGCATGAGCCAAGCCGGGGCCGGGCGGTACATAGGTGTGAGCCTGCGTACCGTGCGCCGCATGGTGAAGGGTCAGGCCGAGATACCGGCGTCGGCGGCTTTGCTGTTGCGATCGCTGGTGGCGCACGGTGAGACCCCGGTGGTGCCGAAGTGGATAGGGGACTGACGATGTACATCTCTGGCACGGTACTCATGTGGGTCGCGATCGGGTTGGTTGTGCTCGCAATCATCAGCCCCAACCGCTGATCCGGCTTGCTGCAAAATGGGAGGGCGCGTAGTGTCCGGCATCCGGGCGCCACGCGCCCTCTTCGCGTTTGGGGTGAGCCGATGTCGGAAGCAAAGATCAGGGCACTGATCGAGGAGACCGACAAGCGCACACGCGATGATTTTCATTCCGCACTGACGGCTGCGGTGATGACGGCCACTCACGAGATCGCGCAGATACGCGCCGACGGTCAGAAGCAACTCGATGCGCTGCGCCGCGATCTGGATGAGTTGCGCGATCGCTTCGACATGGTTAGCGGTTCAAACGGAGGACGGGTACGACCCCGTTAAATAATTTGCCTCGTAAGAAAATCCCCGCCGATATTCGCTCGCTGGCAAGAGCCTACACCGACGAGGCGATCAGGCGGCTAGCTGCGCTGATGCGAAATCCCGGCGCCGATCAGCCGACCAGCACGAGTGTGCATGCCGCGCAAATTCTTTTGGAGCGCGGCTGGGGCAAGCCGCATCAGACAGTGAGTGGCGAGGACGATGGCCCGATCGAGATCATCATCAGGAAAATGCTGACCGATGGGAAAGATTGAACTCGACCTGCCGTTCAACGGATGGAAGCCGCGCCCGCATCAGCGGAAGCTGTGGCGACATCTTGCGCGCGGCGGCAAGCGAGCGATGGCGGTCTGGCACCGGCGAGCGGGCAAGGACGAGGTCTGCTTGCATCACACTGCGGTGGCGGCATTCGAGCGTGTAGGAAATTACTGGCATTGCCTTCCAGAGTTCTTGCAAGGGCGCAAGGCGATCTGGACGGCCATCAACGCACACACCGGCAAGAGGCGCATCGATGAAGCATTCCCGCAAAAGCTGCGAGCCAACACCAACGACAACGAAATGTTCATCCGCTTCCACAACGGAAGCACATGGCAGGTCATTGGCAGTGATCGATACGACGCGACCGTCGGCGCCGGTGTCGCAGGAATTGTCTATAGCGAGTGGGCGCTCGCCAACCCCAGCGCTTGGGCCTACCACCGGCCAATGGTCGAAGAGAACCAAGGCTGGGCGGCGTTCATCACTACTCCCCGAGGACGCAATCATGCGCTCGCCATGTTTCGTCATGCCGAGCAATCGCCCGAGTGGTTCGCCGAACTTCTCACCGCCGAGGATACCGGCGCCCTCACGCAAGCTGCTCTCGCTGCGGCGCTGAAGGAGTACACGGCGCTTTACGGCGTGGACGTCGGCACGGCGCAGTACAAGCAGGAATACTTTTGCGACTGGCAAGCGGCGATCTTGGGCGCTTACTTCGCGTTCGAGATGGCGCAGGTCCGCAGTGAGAGCCGCGTCATCGCGGTCGAGGCCGACCCTGACAGGCCGGTGCATCGAGCGTGGGACTTGGGCGTGCGCGACGACACCAGCATCTGGTGGTGGCAGGTGCAGGGAGCGCAGCTAATCATCCTCGATCACTACGCCAGC